ACTGATGACTTGGGGCGAGCTTCGGATGCACGTTCGAGAAGCTGCGGCGCTGAAAGTGAAACGGGAGAAACAGCCATGACCGAGAAACCGCGCACGTTTGAGGAGTGGTGGGACAGTCAAACTGAACAATTTCGGAGAACTCACAGCGCATCCGATTACTTTGGCGGTTGGGACGCCCGCGACGAAGAGGTAGCCGCGAAGGACCGCAGGATTGCCGCGCTGGAAGCGTCTTGGCGTTGTTTCTTCTGTGGCGAAACATTCACGGATCGCCACGAGGCATGGTTGCACTTTGGCGAAGAAAATTGCACAAGTGACGTTCCGGCTTGCGTTGATCCTCTACGTGCAGACGAGAAGGCGCGTCTTAGTGAGTTGCGAGAAGCCGTCGAGGAAGCGCAAAAGGCCCGCAACGAACTCGCTAAGATGGAAGACTTCCAAGGCGATTATGAAGCGTTCTGGTCTGAGATTCGCTGCTGCTTCGGAGAGGATTGCAATTCCGTTTGGCTCGCTGGTGACCGATACAAGTCAGTATGGAATTTAGTCGTCGCCCTGCAAGCGCAGATCGACCGGGTGAGGGCGCTGGCTAAAGAGGTAGAAGAAATCTATCTTGAGTTAAAAGAATCAGGTGTATGGCATCGGCTTCGCGCCGCCCTGGGGGAGCCGATGTCGTTGCGGGAGGCGATTCGATCTATGGCCGATCCTGCCGTCACGCCAGAAAGGAAGCCATGAAACACGCCACCCTTCGGCAATTAAATGCAACAATGCAATCGCTCATTCCCGCGCTGTGTCTGGGAATGGGAGTGAACCTTCAACAAAGTGGCTATCGAGAGCATTCTTCCTTTGAGCAATTGTTGGGCTTCCTGCTTATCGCTACGGCATTGGGAACGACGAGATTGGGCGAGCCTGCCGCCACGCCGGATAGGAAACCATGAAGCGACCGAAGCCGAAGTTTCGAGTGGGGCAGTTTGTTTTACTCACCGACTGTAATAAGAAAGTCGAACTTATTGGCGAGCACAAATTGCTAGGAATCTGGGACTGGCGCATTAAAGGTGTCAGCATCGGGACGGCCCCAGAGCATTTGATGCGAGCAATCGCCCCACCCCCGAAGCGCGGCAAGTAGGAAAGGAAGCCATGAGCGCAGAAACGAGAGAAATGTGCCCTGCTTATCGTATGGGCCAAGGCTATTGTAAGAAAGATTGGAAACATCCTGGTGACTGTGAATTTGATCCGCCGCCGGAGCGCACCTTCACCTCCGCCGAACTGACGCTGGAGCGTGCAGCGATTGTGCGGGAGGCGGCTGGGCATACGCCTATGTATATCAAGGCTGGTCCAGACGATCCCGGTTGGCTTATTGAAAAAGGCGCATGCTCATGCGGGGGACTGGTAGCCGATGGCGTCACACCTTGGAATAAACTTTGGTCGGATCATATCCTCGCCATCTCCACCGACCAGCCCGCGCTGGACAGGCATGATGCGGAACGCGATGCAAAGATCACTGAACTATCCGACGCGCTTCAAATGGCTATGGATGATCTTGAACGAATCGTGGCCGAGCGCGTGCAGCAGGCGAAGCTGGAGGAAGCGGAGTGGTGGTTCACAAGGGTCGCTATGGCTGCTATGGGAGCAGACCCACAGGCTGAATGCCGTGAAAGAATTATGCCACTTCGCGCCGCTGCCAGCCCTGTCTCGCAACAGGCCGGAGCGCCGGAGGAGCCATGAATCAGCCAAAACTCATTGAACCACCGTCAAACGAATTAGAGAAATGGAAGCCACTGAAATCGGTCGAAGGCGTCACCGTTGGCTGGACTTGCCGGGAATGCGGGAGACTATTTGAAGCGGATCATGTGAATAGTTGCTCGCAACAGGCCGACACTGCAAAGGAGACCAAATGAACAGAGACGAGGATTATAAAGAACGCTGCGAAAGGCTGGAAGTTCAACTTGCTGGCTGCGGTGTTGCAGCTTTAGGTGGAGTTGATCCAACACAGCTTGCAAGCCCGCAATCGTATGGCTGGTCGCCAGCTTACGCTGACGTTGTGAAGTTGCGTTTGGCGTTTGAGCGGTTGGCATCTGGTAAGTCGCCAGATCAAATACTCACATAGCACCGAAAGGAACAATCACGCGCATCCAGCGCAAGAGAGGAGCCAGCTTGATCGTATGTTCTTGGAGTTTGTTTCGAGACCACATTCGAGATATGGTGCAACCAGCCCTGCAGAAGATCGTCTGCTTTTTCATCGGGCACCTTCCTATCGGGCGCCTGGGTCTGTGGTATGTTCAGCGCCAGTTTCTGGAGGACGGCGTGGAAGCCCTATGCATCCGTTGTGGGAAAAAGTATCGCTTCCATCAGGAATTGGAGGAGAATTTCTTCGCCGAGTCGCCACTGTACAAGTCGCTGCGCGATCACCGTCTCGAAGTTCCCAAAAAGGGGGAGGGCAGCAGATAATGAACATCGACCGAATCACCCGCGCGATCGAGGAAGGCGAGTGCCGCGAAATCAACGGCGTGCGCTGCTTCGTCATCGATCCACAAGCGTTCATGGCCGTGCTCGACGAAATTCCGCACGAGGCCCTGCGCGTCAACGACACCATCATCCGCCAGCATGGGCTCGAGAATTTCGAGCTGCGCCTATCCTCGATCGAGGAAGGAACGTACTTCCTGTGTACGAAGAGCGCGCCGATCCTTGACGAACTATGGAAGAAACACTTTAAGGGAGCCACCACGTGAGCGGAGACTTCGAGCCTTGGAACAATGAACCAGTACGAAGCCAGGACCAGGCGCCACCGAACCTCGCTAAGAAGTTTGCACGTCGGGACCGGATTAGTCTCCTCGTGAAGCGCTGCATATTTTGGACGTTGTTTCTATGGGCCTGCGGCTACGCGTTCCATTGGCTGTTTGTGAGATTCCAACTCTTGCCCTGATGGACGCCGACCGCCACGTCCGCACCGTAGCGCTTGTCGGCGTGGCTCTCACGCTGGCCTGGGCCGTACATCGCGCCTCGGACGACCTACATGTATTGTCAGGGTCGATCCAGCAAGCCAGCGCCTCCTACGCGCAAATTCCCACGCAGCTCGCGCCAGCCATCCAGCAGTTGAACGCAGCGACGGCCGGCCAGATCAAGACGCTTAACCGCGAGGACACCGAGGTCTTAGAGACCAGCGCGGCCGTCAAGGAATTCGTGGTACGACTCGACCATTCGCTCACGGAGGCGCCCGATGGACTTCTTCCGAAAGCTGGCCTTGACCTTGACGCTACTCGCCGGGTTCTTGACCGGAGTGCCGATACTGTTGATTCTCTGGACGGCGTGGCCCGAGATGCGCGAGGAACGGTCCAGGCTCTCACGCTTCGCGTCCAGGACCCGCGCTATGATCAAATCCTAGCCGACGCCGCGTCGTCCATGGAAAACCTGAAAGCGACGACCGCCAGCGGCGCACACGCGCTCGCCAAGACCGACGAGGGTATCACCTACGAGGTCAACCAACTGGAAAAGCCTGTAAGCAAGCTCAAGGCGGCGGTATTATTCAGCGTACGCTTGATCGGGCGTTTCCTCGGATTCTAAGGAGAAAACATGAGCATTGGCACATTTTTCAAGTCGGTGGAAGATGGAGCGGTAAAGATAGTCACTTTCGTCGTGAAGCAAATGACCTTCGCGGAAGAGGTCCTCGGCGCCGGAACGGGTAGCGCAAAGGCGAACATTGTGATTACCGCCGTGGAGAAGGCCCTGGAAGCGATGGGCGTGCCTCTTGGAACGGTCCAGACGGAACTCAAGGCCGTCGTCGATGCGGTAACCGCGCTTCTAAATAAAGCCGGAATCTTCACGAAGTAGTACAATCCTTCCGACGGCCGACGCAACGGAAGGGGAAGGCGCAAGCACTACATCCCGCGAAAAAAACGTTTCTGGCGCTGCGGACTGCGGTGAGCGGAGTCTGGGAGGGACCTCTGGTAGAGCTGCCGCGCCGGCCGTTACTGCCAAGTTCCAAACCTAATTTGATCGGCCAGCCGTTTTGCGCGGTCTTTCACCTGCGTTGCCCACTCCGAATTGAGCATTTCCACCGCGGCACGGTTCCAGTCCTGCGATTCGATGGCACTCAGCATCTTGGAAAACTTGAGCAGGCCCTCGACGCCCAGGTTATAGGCCATGTTCAGGACGGCTGCTTGGCGGACTTCATCGAGCGTCTGGTACCACGGATAGAAGGTGAGTGCGCGCGCCGCAAGCCCGATCCGATTCTTGGTGAGGTAGTCGGATTCTTCCTGGGTGATTCCCCCACCTTTGCGGGCGTCAATCAGGATCCCCGAGCCGATGGTCCAGAATCCCATGGAATCCTGGTAGGCGTGGAGAACACACCCCTCGTCGCGCACAATTTGCTGGAGCGCATCCACGTCAGTTCACCTTTGGCGGTGTTTCCGAAGTGCTGTCCAAGGCAGGGGGAACCGAACTCTTCAGGCCGGGAACGAAAGACAGGCCGCTGTCGAAGAGATAGCCCGCCATCCAGGCGACGGCGCCGCCGACGTGCAGGTCCAAGACCGCGCGCGCGATGTCCGGTAGCGGCACGTTCACGGCGTTCAGCACGGCCACGAGCTGGCCCTGCAGCCAGAGCGTAAAGAAAGCCAGCGACCATGCCGACCGGATCACGACCGTCTGCCAACGGGCCAGAAAGATGGCGACCCTTGAATTGAGCGGGCTGTTTTTCGCGCGAGCAATGGCGTCGATTTGTGCGAGGGTGTGCAACGCCATTCCCACGATAAAGAGCGAAACGGAAACCACGATTCGTGCGTGCATCTGTCCTCCTACCTTCCTCCCGGCCGAATCAGTTCAGCCGCGAGACGTTTCTTGTCGTCCGTGTCAGCCCATTCCGGCATGTTGAGCATGGCCTGGGTGCGCCGGTGGGCAATACTGATACCCTTCAGACTGCCGGCAACCCACCGCAACCCGAAAATAAGGAAGCCCGCGTTGAAACCAACCACGGCCCAAAAATCGCTTTCTACTTTCATTTTGCCAGCGTCCGCAGCACGGCAATTTTGCGTTTAAGTTCGGCGATTTCTTCCTCGCAGGCCGCCGTGAGTTCCACGAGTTTCTGCATGCGACGGCTGAAAATACCCTCGACCTTGGCGGATTCTTTCGCTTGGGAGCTGAGGTGAAGAACCTCCAAACACCGCGCGTGAAGCGCCACTAGTTCTCCGTCCGCGCGAGCAAGACGCAACTCAAACCGCTCCATCCTGGTTACTTTCTTTGCCAACAGAAGCACCTATAGTGGGGGCCCACCCTATGGCTCCCACATGACCTACTAAGTATCTTCCTGTATTGTATTTTTTCAAGGACTCAAGTGCGGGCTGGTAACCTTTGGGTTATCTTCGTTTTGGAATCTCTCCAAAAGAATCTTCCGCTGCCTTTGCCGCTGCCGCTTGGGGAACGCCGCTGCGCAGCGCGCGCTGCAAGTGAGTGAGCCCGCGGCGCGCGCGAACGCCGGCGGGCGTGGCCGGATCGATTCCGCTCTGGCGAATCACCCAATCCTGGACCTTGGGGTTTTGCAGGCTGCGCGGCAAGGAGACGCGCGAGCCCCCGATGATCACGCCTGGCACGCCGAAGATGCTCCCCATACCGAGCTTCAGCAGTCCGTAGCCGAGCGTCCAGTAGGCCCACTGGCCCATTCCGCCAGCGCTAGCCCGGTTCATGGACTCGCGGATGAGCATTTCGTCGAGCCGCTGCCGGTCCAGGCCCGACAACTCCTCGGGATCCTTGCCAAACAGGTCCCGAATCGTTTTCTTGCCGCGTATCTCGGTTGCCTTGGCCTTGCGCACTTGTTCGCGAAGCGCAACCTTTTCCTCGGCCTTGCGTTCGAGCGAGTAGGTCTTCACGTTGCCGATGTCCTCTTTCGCAGTTTTGCCCGCCTCGGCGATCTTGGCGCGTCCGGTTTTTTCGGTCTCGGCCACACGCGTTTTCTGAACCCGCTCGGCTTCGGCACTGGCTTCCTCGATCGCGGTTTGCGTCTCGAGGAGTTTGTCCAGGGGGGCAACGTCGACACCAGCCGCTTTCAGCACCCCGCGCAAGCCATCGCCAATCTCCCGGTTCTTCATCATGGCGGAAATCTTTGGCGCCATCGTCTGCGCTTCCGCGTCCGCGGCATCGAGGAAGGTGTGCACCATGTCCGAACCGATGCCGCGAACGAACTCCCGGTAATCGTTCTTGGCCTTGCGGTAGGCTTCGCCCTGCCCATTCTTTGTGGCGATCTTTTCCTGCAAGTCGGTTACGTCGTCGCGAGCCTTGAACAGCGCTCGTTTCTGCGCCGTGTCCTTCGCCGATTCTGCCGCTTGACCGAGGTCTTCCCGCACGCGGGTCAGCCGGTCGAAGTCGAGACCGCCTTCCCCGCTCATGCCGCCCACGCGCTCGTAGCCCTTTTCGAGCCATCCTGCCAGGTACTTCTCGTTGACCTGAACGGTCTTTCCGTCCGGCCCGCGCACGGTGATTCCGGCAGGAGCGCCTTCTTCGTCCGGCTCCGGCATCTTGAGCAGAGACACCGCTTTCGGTGGAATCTCGCCCGGTTCGAGACCGTTGTCCTTGAAGGCAGCTTCGACAATTCCCTGAATCTCCGGCGCGTAGGCCACGTCGCCACGGATCTGTTCGCCAATCTTGTCGAAGGGAGCCCCAACGCGGGCTTTCTCCTGGAGAAATGCCTGCATGGTGTCGGCGACGGTGCGGGCGCCGTCGCGCAGAGATTGCTTTTGAACGTCGGTCAGTTTCGCCTTGTTTTTCTCGATTAGCTCCTCAGTTTGCGTGAGGATCGTCTGGACCGCCGAGTGCGTCTGGCCGTGGATGTTTCCAATTTCTTTTTGCAGGTTGTCGCGCAGCGCGCCGATTTGCTCACGAGTCTCGGCGTCGATCGCTTGGATGTTTCCCTCGTGTTGTCTTCTGGTGATTTCCACCTGCTTGACGGTGGAAGAAACCTTGGCCGCCATGTCCTCGCTCAATCCGAAATAGTGCTGGACGAATTTCGGCATGACCCGGTGAATCTCCGAACCCCAGGAATAGGCTGTCCCCACGAAGGCGCTGAGCCCGTTGATCCGCCGCCAGAACGAATCGTACTTGTTCTCGCCCTCTTGCTGCGGGGTAAGCGCCATCTTCGCGCCCTGCACGGCAAAGTACGCTCCCGTGGCGCGTCCTGGAAAACGCAACGCGTGACGGATAATTCTAGTTGTCAGCGCTTCCACGACCGGCTCGCCGGCCTTCGCTTCTCCGATGCCGCTCAGTAATTCTGCCGCTTCGAGCGCGCCACCCGCAAGCGACGTCATCTGGGAAACCTGTTCGCTCGCACCCTTCTCCCATCCTGCGGTGTACCCGGCGAGTTCACGGTACGCGTGCTGCAAGCGAGTGTCGCCGGGCTGTTGCTCGGCGTACTTCATCAGATCCTTGGAGGAAGGAATGGGAAGCGTCATCATTCCGCCACTCACAAGCATCCCAGGCATGAACCGAACGAGCGACTCGGAAGTTTTCGGGGAGACCACGCCGGTCCACAATTTGTCCCATGTGCTTTTTTTCTCCGGTGGCATGGCCTTGGGTTGCCCGGTTTTTTTGTCCGTAGGAGGCTTGGGAACGATGGCGCGCTCCATTTCATCGAGCGTAGGCGCGGCGTTCGAGGCCTGAGCGGTAGGGACGGGCGCGGCTGTCGATCGTTTGGGAGGAGGCGGGATGCTGCCGAAGGAACCCTCATCTGCGCTTTTCCGGGCCAGTGGGTCAAAGGCCGCGTCCATCTGGTCGAGTGTGGTTCCCTGTGGCGGCATTTAGTTGTTTGAGATTTTCCAGCCCTGCGATTTCTTCTTGCTGAGGAATTGGTCGATCACCTGGTCTGTGGCGTTCGGAAACTGCGCCTTCACTTCGGTGCGGGAAATCTCCGGACCTTCGCCCGCGAGGATGCTGTCCCTCACACCTTCCACCTGGTCAAGCGAAGTCTCGTCGGTAACTTTGTTCTTGTTGGCAATCACGAAATCGATGGCGCGTTGCAGATTGTCGGCGCGATCCTGGGAGACTTGAATCTGTTCGGGAGGTCCAAGATTGGCCGACTCTCCGAGGAAGGACCGGAGGTTGTGGTCTTTGGCCCACTTTTGCTCCGTCTCGGTCAACTTGTCGTTATATTCAGTCGCGGCCTTGATTCCACCGCGCACCGCGGCAAGTTCCGACTGCATGGTGCGAATGTAAAGAGTGAGGGTGGAGTCGATTTCCTTCCGGTTGGCCGTGTCCAAAGTTTTCTTTTGGGTCGCATCCAGTTTGGCCGTTGCTGCCGCTTCCCTCCTGGATTGCAACTTCTCGCGGAGTGCCGCGCTCGCCTTGTCCCTGGCGTCCTGTCGTTCCTGGGCTTGCTTGGTTCGTGCATCGGCAGCCAATCGGTTCGCTTCAGCGCGGCCGTCCTCGTGCATTTGCCGCAGGCGTTCGCGCGCTTCCGTCCGCTCTTCCACTTTTTCCGCCGCCGGTTCGGTGACTTCCTGGGAACGCCGCTTCTCGAACGCAATTTCCTCGTTGTCGATGTCCTCCTGGGACTTCATGGTCTTGGCGCGCTTCGGTGGCAGGGGCATGTCGGCGCCGAATGTAACTCCCGCCTTCGAGGCGTCTACCCCGCCCGGCGTCGCTGCCGCCGTGGCAGCCGTGGACCGGCGCGTCGCCGCAGGGATGTCCCCAAGCGTTTGCGGCCGGGACGCAGCCTCTCCTGGAACGCGCTGTTCAAACGGGGTAGGCGCAGACCCTTGCGAAACCTTTCCGACGAGTTTCTTGAGGATGTCAAGGTGATCGCCTCCCTTCTTGCCGCCTCCCGACGTGATCTCGCCCAATTCGTCGATGGCGGCGTTCATGGCGTCGGGCGTGAGCTTTCCCGAACCGATTGCGGCCTGCAGGTAGGCCACGCGGTTCTTTCGGTCGTCCTGCTCCTGCTGATGCTCCAAGTCGATCTTCTGGAGCATTTGCGAGGAGTAGGACCCGATCAATCCACTTAAGAACCCGCCAGCCGCCATGCTGTGCTCCTATGCCGCCAAAAGTGCGATCAGTGCGCCGATGCCGGATCCCAGAGACGCGCCCGCCTGCTGCTGTTGCTGTTGCTGCTGCTGCAAGATTTCCTGCTGGTAGATGTTCGAGCTGGAGGCATTCGCCGCCGATCCAGTCGTCAGGCCCGCGAGCAGTTGATCCACGCTCGTCAGACCCTCGGCGCCAGCCACCTGCTCGGACGCGACCAGGTTGCCAATTTTCCCAGCTTCCTCGAAAGGCGCGTTTTCGAGTGCGGCTGTACGTCCGCCTCCGCGTGGAGCAAATTCATTCCCGGCAACGGCTGCGTTTTCGTACTGTGAGGTGAGACTACTAATTGCCGGCTGCAAGACTTCCATCGCCTTCGGGCCGCCAGATACGAGCGACTTGAAGAAGTTCAGGACGTCCGGAAGGCTGCCGGAAAGTTCGTTCATGCCGAATTGCGACGTTGCGATCTGCTGCGTCGTGAGCGCAGACTGCTGCGTCTCGAGATTTTTTTGCTGCTGGTTCTGGCATCCAGTCAGGAAACAGATGGCGCACCCCCTGCTATCCGATCACAGTATGCTCGCCAAATTCCTGAACCAAAAGCACGGCATCTCTTTTGCGTTCCATTCCAGCCACCTCGGCAATTCGCGCGATCCGTTCGTCCGACGTGATAGCCACATAGCCTTGAATCACGAGATGCGGCTTGAGCCCCTTGCGGAAGGTCTCATCGATCGGCTCCTTTAGTTTTGCGTAATCGACCAGTCCGGTCCAGCGCGGATCGATCTTGAACGGCCCGAGATAGGACACCATCTGGAGAATGACGGCGCCGGCGATTTCTCCCTCGGGCGTCTCGGCAACGGAAGCCATTCCCAGGTGGGTCGGAGGAACGAAGCCGCGCTCGCCCTGGAAGAATTTCCGAAGCCTCGCCCAGTCCTCGGTCGTCTGCGGAAGCAGGCCGTATCTCAATTCGTCGTTCATGCCGCAAATTATACTCCCGCCTTCAAGGATTTTTGTTGAGATAAGCGGCCAGAACCTGAATCTGCTGTTGCTGTTGGTAGAGCAGATCGTAAAGCCGCGTGATGGCGTCGTAGACGTTTTGAGTGTCGCGATCGCTGCTGTTGGGAAAGTTTGGATACCACCGCTGTGGCGCAACGGGAAGGCTGATCGGATTAGGACTCGCAGCAGCCATAAGTCAGATCGTCATTGCGGACAGTTGGTGATCGGCAGATAAATTCTGGTCCTCCCAAGACGGTACCATAAACCGGACGAATCCGCTTTTATCGGTCGCGGTGTCCAATTCGGCTTGCGTTCTCCCCTCAGTAGTACAAGTAGGGAACAACCCTTAGTGAGTAGTGGGTACAGATCTTCCTCTTCCATGATCTGGGAATTATATAGTTGACTCCCTCACCATTCATGTGCTAACTCGTTAATTTCACCGCTCTCGATTGCTACGAAAAGTGCCTCATTGTGCTCCTCACACTCTCGGCACATGTAGTGACCGTCTCCGCTACATTGACCAGTTCCAGCACCATAAGTGCATGGTGTGAACACGTCGCAAGGATAATCTGTGTCCCGAATGTGTGGTTGCCCTACAATGTGCTCACAGAATTGCCGCCCTCGATAAAACTCACCTTCTCCCATTTTCAACTCACTCACAACAAGTGTCCTCTTTTCATGTTGACTCCCTTGATTTCACGGCTTGTGCTTGCCTTCTCCGTGGCATTTCCAGCACTGACTATCCGAAGAGTGAGACGGTCCTTGAGAGATAATTCGTCCGCGTCCGCCACATTCCATGCAAAACACTTTCTCTTTTTCCTCCGCAAACAATCGTTTAAGTCGTTTAAATTCAGACTCCATCGGATTGCCGCTCGGAACCGGAAATGCCATTCCGTAATTGTCGTGCGAGATTTTCACGTCATCGGCAATTTGACGTACCTGATCCCGCGAGGCCAACACTCCCGCTGATTCACAAGCGTCAGAAATACATTCGAGCCAGTAATTCATCGAAGGACTATCGTGTGCCACGACAATATTATCTAAAACTTCCCTTAAAAGCGGGTGGACGTGCTCATTGCTCATTTGTATCTCCTTTGTTTACTTGCGGGAGTCATCTATATAATTCCCCATGATCTTAGCCTATCACAGGCGTCTGGACGCGCCGCTGCGAGCTGAACGGATTGATTTTTTCCCATGGTCCATCGGATCCCCACTTGCGGCCGTGCATTTCGCAGTCACGCATGACGAGCGTGAAGGGGCCATCCCCAATTAGCGACCACCCTTGCAGCCTGCCTTTGCCCGCCGGGACGGGCGTGTAAATCCGTTCGTAAACTCCGACTCCGCCGATGAGGGCGAAAAGCTGGACGTTTGAGAGGACCTGTAGATCGACCTGAACGTCGAGAACGAGGCTATTCAAATCGGAACTAAGCGATAGGATGCCCAAGAGCGCCTCCCGAACCAAACTGTACTCGCCGCCACCCTCGTTCATCAACGGGTAGGCGAGCCCGAACTGCACGGGATTCGCGAGGTCTTTGAATCCGCTCTGGCTGAACTGGCAGACCTGCGCGGCGCTGGTACCAAGCAGAATAGAATGCACGCCCGCGCCTTCCTCGCCATAGTGCAGCGTCACGAAAGGATTGTAGACGTCGACTCCCCAGGATTCGGTCTCTGTATCGTAGACGAGCGTATTGGGGATACCATTCGGGTCCGGGTAGTCGAAGTAGAGATATCCGTCCGCGTAGGAGAGGCGCCACTTGTTCGGCTGAGTCGTATCCGGCGGCAGTAGCGGTCCCCCAAAGCCGGCAGGCAGGGTTATGGAAACTCCAGGCCCTCCTTCGTGCGGAAAGAGTTTCGACCAATCGCCCAGGGTGATTGGCTTCGGCTCGCCGCCCGTCGTCTCATAAATTCCGTCTCTTCCAATGAACCAGATCTTCGGGCCCACGGCGATGCCCCACCGCGCCCACAGGCCTTTTCCATTCGGCACCTCGATCGGAGTAAACAGGTTGGTTCCCGTCGTCTGCTGGATGACGCCATTCTCGACGATCAGGCTGGAGCCAAAGAGCGGATAGAGGCGGAAGAGGCGATCCGACGACCAGACAAACGAAGTTCCATCGTACATGCAGCCATTCATCAGCGGCTCGCTTGGAGAGGTGATTTCAATTTGCAGCGTGTCCGGTCCGGCGTCCGGGTTGTTCCCCTTGGTCAAAAAGAGTACCCCTGGCTGATTTAAGTCGCCGACCGCGAACAGGAAGGAAGCCGTGCCCTGGGAAAACGGTCCCCACAGGCAGGGAAGCGGAACTCCGAGGATGGTCGCTTGCTCGATTTGGTAGGGGACATTCGTCAATTCCCCGGCTACTTGGTTCAATACCACGGTCGTCTGGTTTGCCGGCTGCTGGTAAAAAGAATAGAGCACGCCGTTGATCGTGATCTGCGTTCCCTGCGACCAGTTGACGTTGAACTCGTTGCCCGAAACCCAACTGACGGTCCTTCCATTCACGTTCACGACGCCGGACTTCGGTGTGTCCACGGTGGGAAAAGGCTGGAAGTTGTCCGTTTGCAGGATCGGGTTGCTGGCAATCGCCGATTCAGGATAGACGTCGAAAAATACTGAGGTTGCTCCGATCGTTGGATTCGGCATCGTTCCAAGAAAGGTCCACTGCAACAGGGTTCCACCGAAGCGGTAGACGTCGTACACCCCATAGGTCGCCAGTTGCAGGTCGGAATCGTTGCCCATGTAGATTGCGACAGGCTGGCCGCCGGCGCTCGTGGAAACCGCAGTCTGTGTTGCCGGGCTCCCATTTGATGTGGCTCCCGTCTCGGTGCTGCGCGCGGTTACCCGGTACTGATAGCCCGGCGCGGAACCATTGGAAGGTCCGTAATTTCCGCCAACCCAAAACGAGCTAAAGGAAATCTGCTGCGGAGTGCCGACATCGTTTACCGTAATGCGAATCGCGGCGACGTTGGCCAAAGTGCGCGTGGCATCGGAACCAATCCGGCTGAGACTCGTGATTGGAATGGCGATCACAAACCACCCCGAACCGCTCGACGGAAAGCCGCTGTTTTTTGTGTAGCTGTAATAGTTCACGCTGAAGTTGTTTGTGGTGGAGTCAACGTCGAAGTCAAGTTTGACCGACGTAATGTCTGGCCAGCTTAGGTTTACCTGCATGGCCAGGTAAATCGTGTCCGGCGTCGCGCCCGTCGTCTGGATCTGCCGGACGCCATTGGTCAAGGTGGTGGACAGGTCCTTCAACGCGGTCAGCACCCAGTTGGCCGATCCGGGCGTCATGCTCGACTGCATGGCCCAGGAAGTCAGCGCCACCCCGACGAAGGTCGACGGAGGGTACGAATAGGGAACGTAGAAACGCACCGTATCCTTGGGCACCACGCTGTCGCCGTTCGCGTGCGTTAAGGTCGTGACAGCCTGGAAAGTGAAGCTGCCATCGGGATTCTGGACGCATCCTTTTGCCTGCACGTATTCCGTTCCACTCAGGTAAACCAGCGCACCGTTTGTCAGCAACGCTGCGGAGGACGGGATTTTAATCGTGCACGCTCCGGTCGTTCCGGATTGGAAGACAATGCTGCTGATCGTCGAGGAAGCAAAGGCCGCGGCAATGGTTCCCGTGATGGGCAGATTGGCGGGCAGAGACACAGCCGTAAACATGGCGATCGTGTTGGGCAGGACAGAAGCAAAGTTCCCGGTCGTGTAGCCGGACAGAAAAGCCGAGGCAAACTGCGGGAAGGTGGGGCCTGCGTCGGGAACGATAGCCGTTACGTTTGCACTAAATTGAACCGAGGGCGCCATGGCCGCGCCCGTTCCCCCTGCAATCCAATCCGCCGCGCTTGTCTCCGTGCTGAAGTCGTAGATGTCCTGAAAGGAGACGGGACCAAAGCCGGTCGTAGGAGGACTGAGTGGTGGCGCAACTCCCATCAAGAAGTCTTCGAGCGCCATACTTATTTTTCGCATTTGCAGGCTGTCGGCAATATACATCCAGGGAAGCGGCGACTGCTCGGGACGAAACGGGACCATTGACAGCGGATTGCCGGAAAAGGTTTCAGGGAAGAGCGTGGGCGAGACCAGTTCGATCAGTCTGGTGTCCGCGCCAGCGAGTCGGATGAAACTGGCTCCGCTATTCAAGCGCCGCAGGGAATGGACAAAGTTTCCCGGCGAGGTCGTTCCCACCAGCGTCATGCCGCGCCGCGAGTCGATCTGCTGCGGCGCGTGCATGCGCATGTTCTTGAGAATCCCGATTACGCTTGGAACCGATGCCATTTTGCCTCAGTGAATCGATCCGCCGCTGATGGCCGCGCCCCCGCCAAGCTGGCCGGAAACCCCGAGTAAGTATGCTCCGATGTTCCAGCCCTGATTGAAGTTATTTTGCGTCCCGGTTTGGACCCCGTTCGGCCAGAAACTTGTCGGTAGGAGCGCGAATTGGTAAGTGCTGCCGAGGCTCACTCCGGTATCGAGAAGCGGCGAGTTCGCCGCGATGGAAAAATTTCGTCCTCCAGCGTTCGCCACGAGCGGGTCGGTGCTAATCGAGTGAGCGTCCCCGCTGCTAGCCGTCTTGAAGCCCGCGAAGGTCGCCGGCGTTCCGCTCCATTGCATGAAATTTCCGCCGCCTGTGTTCCAGTAATCATTGTAGTCGCTTGTCCAGGACGTGACCGTGCTCGGCACGTTGACCTCGAAGTAGCCCGTGGTCACGTTGTTATTGAAAACCAGATTGTTCTTTGCCGTCCAGGTTCCCACCTGCGCATCGAGACCATTCTGGCCGTTCGCCGAAATTGTGTTGCCGTAGGCGTTGACCGTGATGGGCGCGGAGGGATGCACGGCCAGCAGCCCGTCTCCTAGGTTCCCGATCAGCAGGTTGGCCACCACGGAGGTTGTCTGCGTACCTGGACCGTCGATCATCACGCCGTGACCAGCGCAGCGCGTCGGATCGACCGAACAGTTGCCGTTGTCGTGGATGTAATTGAACTGGATGTTTCGCGTTCCCGAGGTCCCCACCACGGCGTAGGATTCGATGCCAAGATTCGCGTTGTGATCGATTTCAACCCCGCTGATGTTCAATCCGGTTTCCGCCACGGCTCCGTAGCCGCCAATTCCGATTCCGTCACTGTCACCCTGCGGCAAGCCTCCGTTGTCGTGAATGTGCCCGCCCGTTACCGTCACGTTGGAGCTTCCCAACTCAATGCCCACGCCAATAGAGGACGATAGCGTGGATTCCATGTTCGTCAGGTTGACGTTCGCGCACGCGCTGATCCAGGCATTGCCGTTCCTCGCTCTCTGTACGGAAAGATTCGAGAAGTTCACGTAGCTGCGCCCGGAACAGTTGAGCGCATAGAGCCGGTCATGATCTGCAATCTCGATGACCCGCGTGTTCGGATTCGTCGTCGAGTAGATGTAAAGGAAGGGCGCAAGATTCGCGTAGTCGTAGTACCACTCATTGTTGGCAGTCAACGCACCGAGTGAGGCCACGCCCTGGGGAACTTTAACGCCGTCGAAGTAAACGGCGCCGGTCGGATCATATTTGTCGGTCCAGGTAAAGGGAATCGCGTAGATGTTCGTGGCCGGAGTGACATAGACGATCTGCAGGAGCGCGCCGGTATTGAAGACATTGGTGAACACGCGGCCAAACAGCGGCACGGAAGGTCCCGGCGAATAGGTTAGGACCGTCATGGCGTTTCCCGAACTCCATCCCCCGCGATTTAGAATCTCCTGCACAATCGGCGTCACGCTCACGGACTGATAGCTGCCGCTGTTGTTCGTTACCCAAGACACATTCGAGCTGGTCTTGGCGCGTCCGTTCGGGCACTGAGCGTTCGAGCCTGGACAGGTGACGGTCCCGCCGGCGGTCGGAAAGGCGGCAGAATTGTCGGCAGCCTCGCCGTACATCGTCGTGTTGATCGTGTCTCCCGGATAGACGTAGCCCTGCCAAGTCGCGGAGTAAATCGTTTGCCCCTGCGGCAGCGCCACGGATTCAAAACGCGTGCCCGATGTGTAGGTATTGGCGTTCGACTGCGACACGCTGAGTGTTTGGGAGTTCTCGGTCAGGAAGTGCCCGTCGTCATAGGCGTTGTCCGCGGCCGTGGAAGCCTTGTAGGACAGGATTGTCGGCTCTCCGCTGATCCACCCGCTGGTCAAGAAAGCACCATCCAAAACGGGCAACGCTCCCGCTCCGTAGGCCGTGAACGTGATCGGATTTCCCGCCACGCCGGACGACGGTGGCGTAAGTGTTTCCCGCCAACTGCATCCGCTTCGGCAGGAAACGACGGCGCCCGGGGCGAACCCGGAGAGGTTGACCTGTCCAATGGTCAGCCAGGGTGTCGCTGGCGAAGTGCCGCTGTTCGTGTCGTCGCCCACGGTGACGCAGTTGTCCACGAAGAACGTGCCGCTCAGCAGGGTCTTGAACTGGTAGGCGCCGATGTCCCAAAGGGAGGGACGAATATTCACGAGGCGCGTTCCCCCGTAGGTTGTGTCGTTGGCAATCGAGGCAACCGGAAAGCCGGGAGGATTGAGCGTTTCGAGCGAGGAAAGATTGACCCCCGCGTGCACCGTGCCATTCGTAATCAAGCTCGGCGAGTAAACGAAGCTCTCGGAAGAGGTGTATCCCTGTGCGGTGGCCGTCGTCGTGGACATCAGCAAATTATTATTGTTGGTGAAGACGTTGCCGGTGATCGCTAGCGAGATGATGCCCACGTTTGAAATGCAGTGATTGTTTTGCAGATCCAGCGTTCCGAAATTCCCGTTGCCCCGGTTCACCGTCGCCATGCAGTCGAGGCTCGCGCCGCCCACCACGGTATTGTTCCACGCATGCACCTGAGACCCATTGTTGGCCGTGCTGATAGAGTCGAACTGAAACGGTGGCGTCGTCGTTGCGGAGCTTCCCACGTAAACCACGTTGTTCCAGAGGTAATCGAATTCGCGGCCATTGTTCGCCGCCGCGCCTTGCGTCAGAAAAGTAATCCCCGCGCAGTCGTGGACCACGTTGCTGTAGAAGTAGTTCAGACTGAAGCCGCCGGGAATCATGACGGCCGCATCGAGGCACGCCGAGGTCTGTGTCCCGTCAAAGGAAGCGTTCACAGGTCCAATGGTGTTGGCATAGGCAAGGACGTTGGCATTCAGAAGGCAGCCGTTGGCCACGTTTCGAATCACGTTGTTCTGGCAGACGGGAATGGCAAACGCGGCCATGCCGCTATCGGCGACGCCGCTCCCGCCGCTGTTGGCGCCGTCAATCACGCTGGAAGCGAGCGTCACGCCCATATTGAACGGAGTTCCACTGTTCCCCTCGATCACGACGTAGGTGTCCTTGGTCGCCCCGCTGTGTGTCCAGCCGTCCGCATAGATATTGGTGAACGTGACGCTCGTCGTGGTCGTGATGTCGGCGGCGTAGGCCACACCAGTCCCGGTCCAAACCTGGGCCTTGAACTCGACGCCGTTGAAGTTGATGAAGTTGGAAGAAGCATCGTGAATGAATTCGTTCAGCCCGTCCGTTCCGCTGATCGCTGCGCCGCCGGCGGTGAACTGAAAGACTCCGACCGGCTGGCCGAGATTTCCGGTTGTTCCTCCCGCATTGCCCCAGGTGGGATCGAAGGTATACTGGTCTTGGACAAGGTTCGAGGTCCCGCCAGCAAGGATCACCATGTCAAAGCAAGCCTTCGGCCAGGAGTCGCCCTGCTTGAACACGAATTTGTCACCGGCCGCGTGTGTGTAGGTGGGCAACGAGCCGCCACAGCCAGCCGCTGGCTGCATGAAGGGCTGAGACTTCCAAGGTGTCGATTCGCTCGTGCCGTTGTTCGAATTCGAGCCGCTGGAAAAGGAAATGTAGTAGGTCGTCGCGCTCGCGGGGAGCGCCGCGAAAAGCACGAGCGCGAGTAGCCGAAGGAGCTTCATGTTTTCTGGCAGAAGATCACTTTCAAATAGGCTGGCCGATTGTCGAAACTGTTCAGCGTACCGGTCACTGCCGAAGTTCCATTCGTTCCGGTCGCGGTAAGCGTGTGCGTGTGCGTGGCCAGCGCGTTCCCGGTAAAGGTCGGCTGCGTGAAGTTCCCTGCCGCAATCGTGGGCGGGTTCGCCGGCCAGGAGATCGCTCCCTCGCTGAACGCGCCGCTTGCGTTCATAGGTACTCCCGCAGGCCAGGCCACGGTTCCGGCTGGCGTACCCCCGCTTACCGCCGAAGTCGTGTCCTGGGACCCCGTAAAGGTCTCCGCGCCCACCGTGAAGGAACTTCCAGGGGAGACCGTCGCGATCTTGGAAAACGCTCCGGCGCTGGTTCCCGCCAAACTCCCGGACGTGGTGGCCACCGAAACCGCGCCATTCGTTCCGGTAGGCGTCACCGTATGCGTGTGCGTGGCCAGCGCGTTGCCCGCAAACGTCGGCACGCCAGCAGGCCAGGAAACTGTCGGCTGAGTAAAAATCCCGGCAGCGATGGTCGGGACGTTCGCCGGATAAGAAATCGCACCTTCGCTGAACCCCCCGCTGGCATTCGTGCCCGAAGGAGTACCGGCGCTAGTGGCGCTAGATGTTGCCGCGCTGCCCGTAAAGCTCTGCGCCGCCGCCGTGAGTGATGCTACGGTGGGCGTGATCGTGTTCGCCCCGCCGGTGCCGCCCACGTCCCCGTTGGCCGCTTCCGTGCCGTAGGGCATGACACCGTTGAAGGAATCGTTTTCGGTGAAACCCGAGGGGCAGGAACCCGAGGAAATCATCAAGATGGAGCCGGATGGAATTGGGGTAGATGCTCCGGGAGCCATGTAGGTTGAATAGCCGTTATTTTGGCAGGGCCAGATGTTTCCTGTGCTACTATCGACGTACAAACCACCTGAAACACAGCTTCCAGAGGGCAGGCCGGAGCCGATCAGCAAGACGCCAAGCGACTGGTTGGGACCCGGACCGGTATCGTGATTGCCCACGTACCAGCCCTGCCCGAGTGCCACGCCTGCGATGAGCATGCACCCGAGCGCCAGGATGTGAATAAATCTTGTCTTCATAGCTTCTCGCCCGTCTGCCGCCCTCGCTAGGAAAGAGGTTTCAGCTTCTCGATCACGATGTACAGATTGTAGGGACCAGGCGTCCCGGAGATGCTCTCCACATCGAAACTTATCGGCGTGTTTGCCTTAACGCGCGCGACACTAGCTACTCCGGCAAAGCCGTTGTATCCCCCGATCCCGGTGCCGAAGGATACTTGAGTTGCGCACCCGGAACAGTAAGCCTGGAAATCGTCAGTCCATGAAAGGTTGAAATTTTCCGCCCACACATTGTCTCCCGGCATCCAGTCCATGTAAGCTGAAATCCGATAGGTCCCATCTGCCGGTGGCGTGAACAAAGCCGTTGCGGGAATCGTGCTCGTCTGATTCTGATATTCCACGTTGGCCTTGATGACCGGGTAAACAGGTGTCGGAGTCTGAGCACCCGTTGGCATCAGTAAGAGGGACAGGGCGATTGACGCCAGAAATACTGCAAGGATCCAAACACCTGTAATATTTTTTCGCATTTCCACTTCCTCCTTTTAGATTTAGTTCCTAACTTGTTGGCGGTGTTGGCTGATGCGAGTACACGATGATCCGCATTGCGCCCGCCCCCGGCGTCCCACCAGAGAACGTCACAAGAACGGCGCATGTTCCGCAAGCGTTTTGCGGCACGCCATTATTGAATTGAGCCATGCAGGACCCAGTGGTTCCGGCCGTCAGCGTTGATTGGGCTCCGCAAAAGCGCGACGTTTGAGCGCTGTAGCCCACGGTAAAACTCGTCGCCGTAGTGATCGTCGTGGTGATGCGGTACTCGACCCCATCGATGATCGCGCCTGCCGGTAAGCAGGTTACCCCTGTCGTTGTCGTCACGCCACCAGTGTTAACGGTGGTGATTCCGAAACTCGTCTCGCAACCCGTCACGGTGTACTTGATATTCGAACCGAATGAGCCATCTTGCGCGGGAATAAAATTCGGAGCGGCTGGATTTCCGGTGAAGGTAGGAGAAGCAAGCGGAGCGCAGCCCGTGCAGGCCGCCAGCAATCCCGCCGCCGTGTCCACGATGCCGCTGTCCACGGGAATGTTTGCCGCACCGAAGGCGACCAGGTGGGTGCTCGTACCGGCGAAGGCGGTCCCGTTGATGTTGACGACGCCGGGATTCGGATAGGTTCCGTTCAGGTCGCCGCCGGCCGCACCTGTCGGAGGTCCGCCGCTTGCCGATCCAACCTGTGTCCAGGTATCCGTCGCCGTGCAGCGATAGAGGTCAATCGTGGCTGTGGTCTTGTAAAACAGCGCTTGCGAGCCAGGATCGCTTACGGTTGAGGGAGTGCACTTCGTCGGCAGTGTGTTGCCGGACGGAATGATGCCAGTGCCCACGACGGTCGATGTCCCCTGTAGCGAGAATGCGTGAACGATTCCCAATAGGCTGCCACCGAGCGCCGCGGCAAGTAAGAGGGGCACAGCCCAGTAGTTGATCTTTCTTTTCATTGTTTCCCCGAATTCTTCAGGCGCACCGTCACCGAGTTGCTGCCGATCGCCGTGAGGTTGGCTCGGACAAAACGCTTGGGCTTGTTGATCACGAAGCGCACCGTCGCGGTTGTCGTCGTGTACGGCCCGTCCAGGATGAAGGTCGAGGCCGTTGGAAAACTGGAATCGTCGCTGCCTTCCAGTTGTACGCTCAGGGAAGCGGGCGCGGAGCCGGGAAAAAGGATTTCCCAATCCAAGACGGTCGGCTGGCCGTTCCAGTCGGCAGGCATTTCAAACACCTGCCCGACAGTGGAAGTTGTGGCGCCCGTGATCGAATCCTGTTGCACGCCCTCGTAAAGACGAGGAAACTGACTGACCATTCCTACCGGTGCCATGGCTACCTCCGTTTTCCGGACTTCTTGCCGCGTTTCTTCCCGCGCTTCGGTACGACGACCTCGCCCTTATGGACCTTGGCCCACCCGCCCCGTTTCACCCGACCGCCCTTCTTGTACTCAATCGGGTCGGCCACGGGAGCCTTCTTCTTGCGTCGAAGCAGGCCCCGCTTGCCGGCCTTCTGTCTATCTTTCGCCTCACCCGCATAGCCGCTGAACAAACCGCCGAGAAATCCTCCTGCTCCCATAAAAGCCTCCTCTATGCGGCCGTCTGCTTGACCTGTCCTTCATCGGCTTCCGCGGCCTGTCGCGTGGCGCGGTCGCTCAACGAATCATAGAACGGAATCTCGAGCCGCAGTCGATCATTTCTGGCTTTGGCCGCGCCCACCGTATTTTGGTAAAGCGGAACCGTGTCCATGAATTCATCGCCGCCACTCTTGAAACTCGCAAGGTGCTGCGCGTAGTCCAAAATCACGTCCAAATCCTCGCGCCCGACCTGCAAGAAGTCTCCCGCAATCACCGGCACGGGAGCATTTTGCACCAAATCGAAGAGTAAAGAATAGGGTCCAGCGTCCGGTTGTGATGCAATTGCCACGAGGTTCCAACTCATCACCCCGATTGCATTGGGCGCACCCGGCGCCTCGTTTTGCCAGCCCGCACGATAGGTCGAGAACGAGCGCACGGATTGGGGAACCACTTGCACGCCGTTGATGTAGGCGTTGACCACGGAATTAAAAATCTTGGCGAGCGCGATTCCCTCGGTCCATCTGGCCTGCGCGTACTCGGCTCTTTTTGCGTCGCGCGCCTGCCCGTCCCGGTTCAATAGGTCCGCGAGCGCGCCCATGCGAACGACCCAGGCAAAATCGTCCGGGATGCCGAGTGAAACTCCGGCAGCCGGATTGAGCGCGGCACCGCTGTTCACTGTGACGAGTTCGGCGGTGCCGTGCACGGATGGCGGAGGAATGATCGAAAGCACCAGCGGGGCGACGGCCGCGATGCTGAACCCGTTGGGTGTTTGCGGTTTCAGATTCCAGTTATTTTGAAACGCTTGCGCGGCCCACTCATCGGTGCGCCAGAGCGTGGAATAGACGCCGTTATCGTCGATGAACGCCATGCGCTTCACGTCAATTACCGTGTCAGCCAGCGTGACCCGGTTCTGTGGCGGAGGCGGCAGCGATATCACGCTTTGCGACGTGACCATGCCGGTTTCCAGCAGGAACTGGTCGCGCCGCCGTTGCATGGCTTGCGTGAAGTCATCGAGCGAAAACATATCCGTGCCGACGTAATTGCCTCCGCTCAACTGCGGCTCGATGAGATTGTAGAGCAGAAAGGACAGGACCTCGGAATCGGTCACGTCGAACGGAATTGGCGTGACGATGCCGGCCGTCAAATCGTACCAACTTTCATCCGTCGTCGTGTTGAACGTGAATCGGGTTTTCCAGGCCATCGTCGTGGCGTTCCAGTACCGCAAGGCTTCGCGGATGCACAGCGTCAATTCGGCGGTCGTCCAGAAGATCGATTTCGGATCACCCAAGCGGCCGGCGAGTTCGGTTTGCGCTTCGGCGAGAGTGAGGTATCCGTAGCTCACCTACATGGTCTCCAATCGAACATCGTAGTCGAAGGTCGGAGTGTTGACGATGGTAACGCCAATCGTAATCGCCGTTCCGGTCTTGGCCCGGATGAAATGTAAGAGATCGGCGAAGCTGGCCGCTCCCAGGGTCGTGCAGGTTGCCGTAGCACTCAAGGTTTGCGCCGTGGTGCTCGTGTCCGTCCACTTTAGATTGAGTGTGGCCGTTGCCGCCGCCGAACTCGTCGTGCAGTCCAGTTGTCCGGTGAAGCGGTAGGCGAGTGAGGTTCCACCCACCGTGACCATGGTCGTGTCCGTGATGGCCGTCGTGCGTCCGGCAATCGTATTGGTGTAAACGATGTCGGTCAGCGCGCCGCTGGTCGGAATCGCCGTTCCGTTGATACTAGTGGCCCCCGCGACGCCCAAGGTGGGAGTGATAAGCGTCGGAGAGTTTGCTAGGACGACGGCTCCCGTTCCTGTCACGCTGGCATAGCTACACGCGGAAATGTGCGAGGACGCCGCGGCTAGTTCCAGGATCGAAGTGGCACCAGGTTCGGTCGCGGGACACTGAATCCCGTAGGCGGTGAAGGAATTGGAATTGGGACCAAGCCAATTGAGGGTGTTCGCGGGCAGGGAAGGAACGGTCGTGTTTCCAGGAAGCGTCATTCTGGCTGCATGCACGCCATCGTTGCCAGATGCGACCGGACCTTGCGAGGCCACGATCCCGCCCGTTCCTGAGTAGGTCCCGGTATTCGCCGTGGTCGCCCCATCGTCGAACAAGGACGGCCCCGGACAGTTTCCCGCACCCCCGCCTTTCGTCAGAAATCCTGTCGTAAGCAGTGCCGACGACTTCCACGCACTCGTACTGGAAAAGCAGACGACACCCCCGCTCGTTCCGGCGATGACCAGCGTCACGTTCCCGGTCGAGGAGACGTTTGTGATAATTACTCCATCCCCACTTAGGGAACTCACCCCGCCACTTGGACATCCCGAGGTCGTCGCGCCGCCGTTCGCATCCGTGCAGAGAGGTGAGGCCGTGCCGCTGACCGTGCCGGCGGAAAGCAAAGCTGCATCCGTTCCCTGAATCGGCTTGGAGGAGGTCACTGTGGAGGCTGTCGCCGCGATCGGTACCTGGCCAGCCGTCATTCCAGAAAGCGATCCGCTTCCGCCGCCGAGGCCCAGGCCGTAGTCCCCAAGCGTAAACGGAGCGATGAACCCGGCTCCCGACAACTGCACGTCGTAGTGACCGTTGGCGGCATAGAAGAACCAGTAGCCGGTCGTCAGGCTGGCAGTAAAGGGATTGGAAAGGGGCATGGTCAGCGCGCTATCGGTGAACAGGGTTGCGAGGCCCCCGCCCGTAATGTTCACGGTGACAGTGCAGCCCGGATAGGAGGCTTGCACGTCGGGAGTGACGGACAGCCCGGAGACCACAGCGACGATGGCCCCGCTCTGGCAGAAGCCAAATGCCCGCTGCGCTTGCGCTGAAGCGGATGGCGTCCACAGGCAGAGTGCTCCGAGGAGCGCGAGGATCCAGGCCAGCTTTCGCACAGAGCCTCCTACCAGTTTTGTTTTTTGGAAAGCTCGGATTCCCGCTCGCCGGTGGCGCTTCGGCGCGGCCCCTGCTGCGGGCCCGCCACGATGTCCTCAGCGATTTGGTCGACGCGGCCCTTCGGTCCGGTGTACATCGAGGGCGCATCGGCGGAACTGGTGGTGTCGGTCGGGACATTGCTCATTTGCGTCATGGGCGTGCCAAGTCTATTCTTGTTGCTCATTTTTCCCCCATCGTCGAGGATACAGCCGCATCCGTGCCGGGCGAACCGTGCGGGCCTTTGCCGCCCACGGTCGTCCCGAACACGGTTGGAATCGTATCCGGGCCCATGTCGTGCGGTTTGCCGAACACGGGGCACATATTGTGATCGTTCACCACGTCGCCGGTGCCGCGATCCGAAACCGTATGTCCGAAAGCGTTCTGCATCGGCGAAGAGATTGCGTCTTTCTTGCTCATGGTCAGCCTCCTACGAAGTAAGAACTCACGTCGTGACTTTGCCAGAACTTCGCGTCAATCGGCGGGAAGTTGAGATAGTCGCGCAACTCCGGCAGGTAATTGTCGAGCTGGAGATTGTCGTCGTTTCGTTTGGCGTCCTGCAGGAGCCCCCGGTGATCGCGCGGGTTGTCATAGAGCCTTTCGTTTTCCGCCTTTGCCAAGCGCCAGTCCACGCCCTTGAGCGTCGGAAAGCGCGACGCGTTGATGATGGCCCAATCATACGCGTAATTGAGCGCCCGGTTGATGAGTAAATGCTTGGAAAGTGTCGCGGGAATATCCACGGTCGGCGACAGGTCCACGCCACGCTTCTGGTACAGGAACGGATAGGCGCGTTGGGAGGTCGGATGCGGCCACGCTTCAAACACGGGTAGGCCGGTCGCATCCACAGTGAATGAGGCCAGGCAGTACAGAAGGTCCTGAGCGCCGCGCGTCGGATCGCGCGCATCCAGTTCGGCGCGGGTAATCCGCAAGTTGCCGCCAATCACGGCGTAGCCGTCGACGGGGTTGAACAGTTCCTTGATCATCAGGAAGTCAGTCAGCAGGTTTCCCGAGGGGTCGGTCGGCTGGTAGTAGCAACGATAGACCTGATAGGACTGTCCGCTGGCGCTGCCCTCCAGGTAGGGACGGTCCAGCGTCAAAGTCGATCCGCCATTGCTGTAGCCCGCGATGTTATAGACGGGTCCTTGCCCGCTGCGAAACTGACGCTGCATGATGAGTGGATTCGTTAGATTGTTCAGCGCGGCATTGGCGCCCGCGTTCAGGCTCACGGTTGCCGAAAATTGCGTAACCGTCACGGTGCCGGTGGTAATGTTTTGCGGCGCAAAGAGCACACCGAATCCGCGCAGCCAGCTCCACAGCCGCGCTTCTTTGATATCCTTCCACGCTCGGTTGACAAGAATTTGCGCGAGGCCGACGTCAAGCTCCGGTACGTGGCCCATGAGCTCCGTGTAGTAATCGACGTATGCCAACTCAACTCCCCGCGTTGATTTCGTGAACGACGGCCTCGATCGCGTCCGCAAAACTTCCCGGCTTCTGGCTGCGGAAAACCTTCATCGAGGGATACCACACGCTCGTCTCGATCGGCAAGGTTTCGCCATGAATGCGCGGCCGGGTATCGCGGAACCATCGCCAATCGCTTCCCGCCGGCAAGATCAGAAAGGTGGGCTTGCCCATCGCCCCGGCCATGTGAGCAACAGCCGTGTCCACCGTCACCACGGCGTCTAAATTGGCAATCAAAGCTGCGGTCATGTGCCATGGGCCTAAGCGTGTTCCCGTCCTGCCGGTTATCCAATCCGTATCATGTTCCGGCCAGAGCGAAACCCAATCAAAGGCGCAACTTTTCAATATTTCAATTTCTTTATCCGGAATCGTGCGGGTAAGTTTCTGCGAACCTTTTTCTTCCGCTCCCCAACAGATTCCCAAAATATGATTTTTCTTTCTTCCGAGCACCTTGCTAAACTCTGCGATGTGTTTGGGGTTCGCCTCGATGTAGTGCTCTGCGCAGGGAATCGCGTCCGGCTGGCAATTCAAGAGCGCCGGCAGGGAAAGCAGGGAAACGCAGAAATCGAAGTCCCTGGGCGCGATGGCCTGGGATTGCGGGATCAGGAAGGGAACCCACGGATTGCCACTGAACAGTTCCACTTGCTCGTCCCAACACTGGAAGTAAACGACGGCGCCGCGCTCGATTAAATCCGGAAACCAGCGCAGGAACATGATCGAATCGCCGAACCCGCCCTCCCGCATGACGAGCACCCGCTTGCCTTTCAAATCTTCCTCACCGGTCCAGAGGCGGACTCCCGGAAACTCCGCGAAGGTCGAGCGATAACGAGCTTCCTCCCAGTAGGGCCATGCCAGATGAATCTTGCCCTCGCGCATCAGCGCGCAGGCGTAGGACAGGAGAGTTTGCGGGTGGTGCGGAGCGAGCGAGTGCGCCTGCTGCGCGGAGAGAAACGCTTCCTCGAAGGAACCGATTTCCGTTTGCGTCACGGAAAGATTGTGCCAGGTTGCCGCGTTGTCGGGCCGCAGTTGCGTGGCGAGTTTTTGGTGCAACAAGGCCAGAAGGTATTGCCCGGTCAGACGATAGCCAATGCCGATGTTGACGTGTTGCTTCCAATCGTTCGGCGTCTTTCCCAGTTTCTCTTCCAGCATCGGAATCGCCAAATCCGCGTGCCCGTTCTGTAGGAGTACGATCTCCGGAGGCAATTTCCGCGAACTCGCGTCACTGACCGTGGGCATGGGCTTCCTCCGGCAAGATGTAGGGCGTGCAAAATTTCCCCCGATAGTCCTTGGCGTATCGGTTGGCAACATCGTGGGCGAAGTTCCAGCACAGGATCATGGTTTGCGGCGGCTGTCGTTTCAGCCATTCCTCGACCTTCACTATCTTAATCCCTGTGCCGGGAATAAACTTGCCTTGTTTTGTCGGGGTGTCATCAGCAACATACTCCATCTGCTCGCTGGTTACTCCGCAGACGTTCAGCAGGATGGTGGCCTTGGCCGCCGCGCCGAAGCCAACCGTCTTGGTTCGTCCGAGCGCGCGCAGAACCTCGCCGCGGACATTCCCTACTCGGGCAGCGAGTTCGGCGAAGTAGTCAGCGTGGTAGATGAAGGGACGCTCTTCCGCGAGCAGTTCCGAAACGTTGTGTTCGACAATGGGTTTCTTGGAAACGAAGATACGCAACGAGCCGCCATGCGTCGGGATGCGCTCGACCTCGTTCACGTAGAGCTGGCAGCGCCCAAATAGATCGACAAGCGAAGTGAGCGAAAAGTAGTAGACGTGCTCGTGGTAGATCGTGTCGAATGACGCCCTGCTCACTAGGTCGCACAGGTAGGGAACCTCGATGATGGCCACGCCGTCCGGGCTCAAGAGTTCCCGAATGCCCGATACAAAGTCGAGCACGTCCGGCACATGTGCCAGCACGTTGTTCGCGTGGACCACGTACGCCTTCCTGCCAAACTTCGCCACCTCAGACAGTCCAAAGTAGCCGTGCAGCGTGGGGATGTAGCGCTTGGCCGCTTCAAGAATCGCCTGTTTCGACGGGTCCATGCCAAGGATGTCCACCCAGGACGGATAGTGCTGCAGGAGATAGCCGTCGTTCGATCCGAGTTCCACGACCAGGCCTTGCTCGTCTGGCTGGAAGCGTTTCAGAACCAGTTCCACGAGAGCGCGCGCGTGCTCGACCATCGGCGGCGAGCAGGAGGTCAAATAGTTGTAATCGTCAAATAGCAGTTTGGGTGGCACCACGCGGTCGAGTTGCACGAGCGAGCAATGCGTGCAGAGCATCCAGTTGAGCGGGTAGGTTTCGTACTCCTCCTCGGGCGAATTCAAGAGAGAGTTCGCAAGAGGTAAATTACCAAGCGACAGAACCTCAACAAGGCCCGAGGACTGGCACACCCGGCAACTGGCCAACCCCACCTCCCGATCCGCGCCTACGTGCTCCAACTCGGCCACGCTCATTGCTTGTCCTTTCTCGCTACCACGATGCTGGAATAATCGTACTCCATCTTCTCGATCACGGAACACCCGGCAGCGGCCAGATACTCCGCGAGTTGATCCGGCGTGAATCCGTCGTGCACATGCTCCGCGTTGAATCCGGTAAAACGTCCCGGATAGGGGCAGGCAATAATGATTCTTCCGCCTGGAGTGAGCACGCGGACCCACTCGGCCAGCAGTCCTTCGGTGTCGTCGACGTCTTCGATCAAGTGCGAGGAATAGACGTAGTTAAACTGATTTGCCTCGAAGGGCAACCTGCGAGCGTCCCCTCGCACCGTTACCTCTGGCCAGGGATCGTCGTCAAAGGCCACACACGTATCGTTCAGCGGGTCGCGGTGGCAGCCGATGTCAATTCCCCTGCCTGTGCACCAGCGCTCGACGAGGTGCCGAAACTTTCCCGTTTCCGAGTAGGGCGTGTGCACCCGCAAAACTTCGGCAATGACTTCCACCACGCGGTCCACCTTTAACCGCTCCATGCAGAGGTCCGTCTCGCGAATGCACAACGGCGTGAGTCGCGGCGGGGCGTACATGCTATGGCAGCCAAGACAACCGCAGGCATCCATCGGTACGCTGGCCGGCTGGAAGAAGGGAATGGGAAGCAGGATGTTCTTGGGATTGGTCGAGCCGAAGATTCCCACGGTGGACACGAGCGAGGCTTGCGCGATGTTCATAGGCGCGGAGTCCACGCCGACAAAAAACTCACAGCGCTCAATGACGGCCGCGAGTTGATGGAAACTGGTTTTTCCACGCAGGTCCAAGTCGCATTCGACCAGCGTATTCTCGTTCCCAACGAGCACAACCTTCCAACCCCTTTGACGCAAACGATGGGTGAGGTCGTCGAAGTGCTGCCAATTTTTTCCCACCCACGGCTGCCCGGTGTGGGGATGAATCGCCATCCACTTCTTTCCGGACAGGCGCTCTTTGGCCCACCCGCGCTCTTCTACTCCCGGGTAAAGGTGCATTCGATGGTCAGGCGTGGGCACCTCGGCGCACGCGGCGTAGGCGTCGATAATCGACATTTCCGGGCGCAATTCATAGGCCAAATCCAGGTTTACGGCCTTGTCGCAGCCCTTGTAGAACAGCGCATAGTCCGATGCCGGCAGCACCGCGAACACGTCCGGGTTGCCGCGCAAGACCTCCCCGCAGTTCGTGAAGAAATAAATCTTCGCATGCGCGTTTTCCTTCTTGATCTGGCGAAGTAGCGGCGTGGCCTGAATCACGTCGCCAAACGCACCGGTGCGCAGGATGGCAATTCGCTCACTGAAGTTCCGGTTTTTCAGGTAGGTGCCCCACCGCCTGTTGAGTGTGACATGGTTCATCAGTTCGTAGCCCGCAAGGTCCACGCCGCGCTCCTGAACGATCTTCGAGGTTGCTCCGCGCACGTGGGAGAGCTTCACATCTACCTGGGCAATGTGGTAGCCGCGCTTTCGGAATCGGAGGGAGAGATCGGTGTCCTCGCAGTACCCGAGCCGGAAAATTGGATCGAAGAATCCGTAGCGCCGCAGGAGGTTCGTGCGCGCCATCATACAGGAACCCTCGATGTAGTCGAGGTTGCTTCCCTGAAAGCCCAAGCCCTCGGCGGTCAACTCGCCGCAGGTATCGGCAATTCCGACGAGCGCCATGTCTGGATCATCAAGAAAGGGTTTCCTCAATTTAGCGAGCCAGTCCATGTCGAGAATTTCGATGTCGTTATTCAGGGTGACGAAGTAAGGTGCATGCGCGAGCTGAAGCCCGACGTTGTAGGCGGGTCCAATCCAGTTATTGGTGTCCAGTTCAACGACGCCGATGCTGTTCTTTTCGGAGAGTTCGCGTAGGTATTCCGAGGTTCCGTCCGTCGAGCCGTTGTTGATCACCATGACTTCGGCGCGCTCGATCGCACTGGAACGAAAGACCGTGTCCAAGCACTTCTTGGTCAACTCAAGGTTGTCGTGGCAAAGCACGCAGATCGTATAGAGTGGTTTCACGCGGGAGAGTTTCCACTATTTAATTGGAATTTTCCAGTGAAATGAAAACTCTTGAGACAATGATGTGCCACAGTCGGACAGTGTCGGAAAGTGTCCGACTGTTTTCTTTTTTGTCCTGCCGATTATCGCCCGTAAACGATGAAGCGCACGGTGCGGGCCGAAAGGTTCGTCGCACCCGAAACCTGGGCGCCTGTGTTGGCGGTGGACCAAATCAGCACAACTGAGGTTGCTTCGGCTCCGCCTCCCGCCCCGGGAGAAGCATCTGCAAGGTAGGTGCCATCGTCGGAGAGTTGTCCGGAGACGGCCGTAATGTACTTCAGGCCGCACTCGGCTGCTGTCAGTATGTCGCCACCGCTCGGCGGGTTGGTTCCAGCAGTAACCGTGGTGTACGAGGCCGGTCCTTTGTGGTCCACGATGCTGACGAGGCGGTCCCCGCCGCTCGGGGCAGGAAACCCCGGCAGAACGGCGGTCGAGGAAAGCGGTGGCATGAGTCCCTCCTAGAAGTTGTAGCGTCCGAAACTCAGACGCACGTTGCCCAGCGTCTGCGCCGCGATGTTGACGGCAGGAACGGAATCCACGGCGATGCCGAGGATGCGGCGGGCCTGGGTGGACGTAAGGTTCGTCGTATCGACCAGAATGTCGGCCGTCGCCACGTCGGCTCCGGCGCCCGCCCCCGCACAGAGGACCAAATCGCCAATCGCAGGGGTGACTTTGGTGACCACGGTGCGGTACATTACCTGAACTTTTCCAGCGATCTGAATCCACCCGTAACTCCCCTTGGAAACCGAGTTCAGGCAGATTCCCGCCACGTCGGAGACTCCCGTGGGTTCGTCATTCGTCACCACGTAGGTCTTGTCCGAGCCAGCCTTCCAGAAGGCAATTAAGCCCTGCTCGGCTCCGGCGGTCGCGGTCGAGACAAAGAGCACGTACTGGTAAATCCCGCCGTAGAGTGTGGGACTGGACGAATTGGTAATCTGCACGTCGTCGTTGCCGAGGCAGACCCGCGCGCCCACCTGCCCGCCGTATTGAGCGGCGCCCGTTCCCGAGGAGACGGACTGGCCGGGCAGCGGATCGTTCGCGTTTCCAATTTTGGAAACGATCCGGTCGATCTGTTGCACGAAATTGGATGGCGACATGCTGTCCTCCAAGAATAAATTTTATTCTTCCGAGACCGGTTTCTTACCCTCCAAAGCCAAAGGCTTGCCCGTTCAAACGTGGCGCGGTGCATTCCAGGTTGCAGGCTGCCTTCACCTGCCCGACGACGCGCGTGTTGTCCTGCGCCGGCACGAAGCCGCCGAAACCGAAGCCGTATTCGGGATCGTCCGAGACGCGGAACAGCCACTTTCGAGTGTTGAACATGCCGAGCACCTCGCCGACGTTGACCGTGCCGCTCGTCGGCACGTTGCCTTTGTAGCCAGCCGCGCCCGCGAAGCTGCTGGTCAGGTAGTTCCCAAGATTGGCGTCGTTCACTCCAAACTTCTGCGAGGGGAAGTAATCGTCCTTCAAGAAAATCGCGGAGTTGATGCGCATGCCGGAAACGCCGAAGTACGGATCGCGTTCCTGGGCGAAGCGCTGCTGTGGCTGGATGCGTTCCTTCACGTAGGCGTACAACGCCTTGTTGGATGCGATCAGATCAGGCTCTTCGCGCCCAATCGAGCAAATCTGATACAACTCCTCGAGAAACTGGTAAGTGATGGGAGCGAGAGCTCCAGTCGACGTCCCTCCATACTGCGGCACGGAGTTCAGCGTCGAGCCAATCACGCCGTTGCGCGGCGCCGTCCCATAGGCCGTAAAGATCGATCCTTCCCATCCGGGCGTCACGCCATCGTTCAGCGCCTCGATCCACCCGTTGATGTCATTCGGCCGGTTGCCGGTGATGCCGGTCCCGGAACCCTGCCCGTGCAAGGACATGGCCACGGCAATGATCGCGGACATCGTGTTCATCGCATTGCGCAGATCCGTGTCGATCAGCGAGAAGACCGCCAGAGGTCCCTTGTTGATGACCTGGATGTCTTCCTTGTATTCGGGCACGGAAACCTCGTAGTACTTGGGATCGAACTGCGTGCCGGCGAGCGTCTGGCGCTTCGTGATGTTGAAGCTGCCGCCCTTCGCATACGATCCGCCAATCATCGGAGCGTAGAGGAAGGTGTTCTGCATGAACGCACCGCCGCCGAAGGGCACGAGCGATTTCGCGCGCAGATACGCCTGAAACGGCGTGTCGAGGAAAAAGTTATCCTCGATCACAACAGGGTATATCTCCTTCAACGTGGTCAGGTTGATCTCGTCATAGATTGGGTCAGCCATTTTGAGCGCTCCTTAAAAAAGTGTCTATGTTCCCGTTCCAGTTTTGTACGTGCCTTGATTGATGGCAGCGATGGCTGCTTCGACTCCGCGCATGGGCGACGGTTCCGTGTTCGGTTTTCCGTCCTTGACGTGCTTGCGCGAAATTTCCAGGACGGGAGAGCCGGGTTGGCCTTCGCGCCGGATGGTTACGCCGGCAGCCGGGTTCTCGGCCAGCATTTCGCTACGGACGCGCTCGCCGCCGCGCTTTTCGGCTTCTAGAATTTCCTTGTCGTGCGCCGTCTTGGCAATTTCCGTGCGCCGCTCGGGAACCTTGAAGGTCTGTTCCCACTGTTGGCGGAGGCTAAGTTTGTTTTTCGGAGCTTGCTCCATAAGAGCAACGAAGTCCGGCGGGGGAGCGTTCGGGCCAAACAATTGCAAGTGCTCCTGTCCGAGCGCGAAGATAATCGCCGGAAGTTTGGCGTAGTTCATAACTGTGTTGTTGAAGTCTTCCTTGCTGACAAACTTGCCCGTATCCGGTTCGCGTGGCGGGTCGTCTCGACGGGGTGCCGCAGGGGCGGTTACAGGGGCAAGAAGCGAGGAGAGTTCGCTTTCGGGGATTGCGTAGGTGGGGGCAAGTTCCTTGATCTTGCCTTGGATGGCGGTGACCCGCTGTTCGGCCTGCTCGCGCGCGAGAACGGCATCGTTCAAAACTTTTTCCTTGTCCGTTTTCCACTTTCCGAGGCTTCCCATGTATTCCTGCGACACTCGTTCCTCTTCAGCGACCTTCCTCTGAAAGTCGGTTTCGAGGCGGGTCTTTTCGGCTTTCAGTTCGTCCATGCCGCGGCTATAGTCACGCTGCGCCATGATCGAACTGCCGACCTTGACGATTACCTTCTCGCCGCCCAGTTTCTCTAGGACGACCCTTTGGTCCTCGGGAGAAATGTCTAGGCCCTTGACCCATTCTTGAAGTTCTGTCGCTCCGAATGGCATGCGATCCTCCGTTCCACCTTTCCGTTTTAGCGGTTTCCAGTGGGTTAAAGTTTTTGGCCTTTCCCTTTACAGGGCTTCCAGCCGGTTCTCGGGAGTTTCCACCCGCTAGTGGCGGACTTTCTCCCGGTGCTTATGCTGCTATGGGTGGTGCTACATCGCTGCCGGACGGCCGGCTCTGGCTCGCCATGCGCTTGACCATCGCGTCGGTGAGAAGTTTCTTGCTCTTCTCGCACGCTTCGGCCATGTCGGGATACTGGCGGGCCAGGTCGTCGAGCATCTTGTGAGCGTTGCGGACGTTCGACGTAAAATTTCGGTCTTGCTGCGCTTGATCAGTCTGGCGCGGCTGGCTCTGCGACTGATCCTGCCCGACCAGGTCCGCAGGTCCAGCGGGAGCGTTATCGCTGCCCCCGCGCTGCGGCATATCGCCCAGTCCGTTGGTCGACGTCGCCATGTTTAACGGGTCTTGCCCCGCTTGCGGCCCCGTCCCGCGATGGCGTTCTGGAAGGGCGAGGAGATGCGCGTTTTCCCTTTTCCGCCACTTCGCTTTCTTCCGCCTCGTTCGTGAATTCTCATTTCCGCCTCATTTTCCGTTTTTTTCCGAAAATGTGGGAGGGACAACCCCCGAGGCGCCCCTCCCGTCTCTCTTTACCCTCGTCAGGGGAGCGAAACTAGCCGTCCCAGCTTCACACCTTACGGCCAGACACTTCTTGACGGGAGAGTGTTAGCGGCGCTTGCGTCCGCCCTTGTGCATTTTCTTGGAACGGCCACGGCCCTTGCGGCTGTGAATCCTCATCGGCTTTTTCCTCCTCGTCTGCGCCGTTTCTTCCCGGCGCGATTTTTAGCTACAACTCCGTTCGCTTGGATCACCGCGCTGGCCTCTGAACCGCCGCGCGCCCGCACGCTTTCCGCAACGTGCATCCACTGACGGCGACGCTTCGCCGTATTCGCTTTCCTGGTGTGTCGCGTGGCGTCTTTGGGCTTCCAAGGAATTTCATTCTCCAAAAAAAGAGAGCCGAAAGATTTTTTAGGTCTTTCGGCCCTCGTCAAATCCCTGTCTCGGGGGAGACAGATTGCGGTCGGGCTATCCGGGCAATAGTGTCAATCTGAAACAACAACGGCGTCAAGTAGTTTTTCTGATTTACTGCTGGCATGCTCACTGTTCTCTAAATAGGTGCTCACGGAAAGCTCTGTTTCGGTCACCACGGAACGTACAATTCCCTGAGTGCAATGAAGAGTGATTGGCCCAGTATAGGAGTTCGACATCAGGCGCCGCAGCACGGACATCAAATCTTCCTCGCGATATTCCGTCTTGATGCGGACTGTGCGGCGCGCGCTCATTACCGCGGGCTCTCCCTCACCGTCGATCTGGAACCACCATCCTTTTGTTGAATCGCGGGCGGGTTCTGCCCGGAGGCCGGACGCCCCTTCTGCGGCTGCTGCGGCGTGAGTTTCGCCATTAGTTCCTTCCACATGATCCAGCGGCCGATTTTATCGGTGGGCGTTTTACCCGCAGCATCGAGCAGCGCGGCCACTTTGTCCGGTGTGCCGAAGTTGTCGAGGTCGAGCGCGTCCGCGACCGACCAGGGATCGACCGGAAAGCCCGCCTTCCAGAGTTGCAGCATCAAAAGTTTTCGCGTTATCTGCGTAATCTGGTGCAGCGAGTTGGGCGTGATGTGGAAGTAGCACGCGTTCACGTAGGCCTTCGCTCGTTGCACGATGGTTGCGCGGGAGGGTGCCTCTTTGGACATGCGGCCTGTTTTAATTCGCGCAAACTCGTCGGGCAGGTGCGAAGGAATCATGTTTTCGGGGTCGTAATCGAAGTCCTCTTCGGTCACGCCGTCCTTGCCGAGCACCTGCACTCTTCTTCGCACGTCGTAATACTGGAGCGCCATTCCCTTCCACATCTCGCCAATGTCGCGCATCGACCGTTCCATGTTGCGCGACATGTCGGTCACGATCGGCCCTGCCAACTCGACGGCTTTTTCCAGACTGTCGCCGCTCATCATCTTGGCCTTGGCGAGGCCAGCCACGTCGCGCGTGCCGAGCACGTAGTGTAGTTTTTCCCAATTCCCATCCATGTACGCCGTGATCCATTGCGGAACGTCGTAGTAGGCGGATGGCAGGATTGGCTTCACGCCCTCGCCCATTTGCAGGTTGGCCTTGATGCGCTGGCCGGGCACGCGAAGTTTCAGGCGGTCCATGAGGGATTGCGAGATCGTGTTTTCATCGTACTGCAAAGCTGGATCGAGCCGCGCGTTGGCGGAATCGTCCACGCTGCGCATCAGGCGAATATTCGATTCCTGGATGGATTGCCCTGTGTGCACGAGCGAGCCGCCGAGGTAGTCCCACACCCAGTCGTCCAGACGGAAGGGCACGATGGGGACCTTTCCGTGCCAGTCGGTGGCCGAGTTGTCGTACAAAATTCCGTTGTCGGTCCAAACGATCAGCCGGCGCAGGGGATACAGCAGGCAATCGTCAAGCCCCGCCTTCACGGTCAGCGGCCGGTTCTGCTCGTCGAAGTCGCCGGTGGGAATTTGCGAACCGTAAACCGGAACCGTGTACTCCCACTTCGTCCCGGGCTGGCCCATGAGAAGAGGCTTTTCGGAATCGTTGTAGCTGAGATCGAGGATGTAACTGCGCTTGATGTCGATGGTGGGAAATTCGGAGATGTCGCTCTTCTTGCTGGAGTCGGGTCCAAAGCGCTGCAAAACGGGAGAAAGAAATTTCGAGACTCGGCGAATGCCCTTACGCATCCAGGTTGGCGTCGAGCGCGTGGGCACGATCTTGTCGATTTGCGTGGGATATATGGCCAAGGCTTTGGCAAAGGGAACCTCATCGACGATGGTCACGACGTAGGCTTGTTGCAGGTCGTGATCGCTGCCGATTTGGTAGGGCTTCACCGCCATGGGGCCGTAGGGCTTGAGCACGATGTCACCGCGGCCCGTACACCAGTAGTCCTTGCGCCAGACCGGGCCAAGATAGCCGCAGCCCGTGGAAGCCCACTGTAGGGCCGAGCGCACGGAGCGGTCAGCGAAGGTCTGCATGTACCAGGACAGGAGCAGTTTATTGAGGATTTGCGTCAGGTTGGAAAAATCCTGATTGTCGCTCTTGTAGGACCAGATCGGGCGCATGTTCGAGAGGGTCGCAATCTCTTCCTTGATGTCGCGAGCCACCATGTTCAACGTGACCTGCGACTGGCCCTTCGGAATTTTTTCGGAGATGTGACCCGAAAGAACGTCAATGGCGGCATCGATGTCGCGCCAGGACCGCTGCGATTTCAAATAATTGTCGCCGTCCTCGTCCGCCTCCTTGATCCAGCCGAGGCGGTGATCCTCGGACTCGAGGCGCGAAGGCGCGATGTACTGCGAAACAGTCGCCATCAGAAATCCTTATCTGGACCTCGATCGCCCGCCGCGACGGCGCCGGCGAGCGGCGGCCTTCTTCATGTTTTCGGCAAAGATGGCTTTCTTCTTGGCCTTGCCGCCATGACGTTTGGCGGCGGCAATCTTTTTCGGCGTCGCCTTGCCAAAGCTACCAAGCGTTCCTTTGCGCTTCATTCTGGCCGTTGCCTTTTGGATCCACTGAGCCATGACAGTCTCCTAGCCGTGGCGCCGCTTCCAATCCGTGCGGTCGTCGGAGTGCGCCTCGCGGTTGGATTGGTCGAAGTGCAGGATTTCGGTGTGAAAGCCAACCTCGGTGGATTTTCGTTTCCGCGCGTCGTTCACCTTCATGGCGAACTGCGCGAAGGCGCGGCCCATTTCGCTCATGCCCTGCATGCGCTGGCGCAGCTCGCCGCGCAACTCCGAGCGAATCGTGCCAAAGTATCGCTCCTCGTTGGTGTTGTGCTGATCGGCCTCGGCCGAGAGGCGCGTGTTCATCTGGCGCTCGAAGCTCTCAACCTGACGAATCGTGCGCAGTTCGCGGCGCTCGAAACCTTCCGGCACGCGAGCGTCGCCGCGCCCCGGAAAGCGCACCGATCCGTCCGCTGCGACGTGAACAATAATGGGTGTGGAAAATTCTCCAGCCGTGCGCGAGGGCAGGAGGACCTGCTCGCTCGTTTTGCCGCATCCGTCCTTCGGACACGCTTTCTTGTCGCCCCATTTACTGAGAGGCAGGCTGAGTTCGAAAACGCCGTGCGCGGGGCATTCGTAAGAGTAGACGGGCATGTCGGACCTAACTGTATCCTTCCTCGGTGTCCAGAATCAACGCCTGCCGTTCCAACTCTTCCAAAGTTGACCAATCTCGTACCTCGTCGCTCGCCTGAAATCCAGGTTGGTAGACGGGATCGATCTGGTTGGCTTCGCGCAGGGCCACGCGCCGCGAGAGCGTCGGAATCGTGTTGCTGCGAATTTCCATGATGTGCAGGGAAATAAACACTTGTCCAAAGGCGACGAAGCGATCGTCGTGCCCGCCAAACACGGCCTTGAGCGATTGCTTGAACTCGTCGCGTTCGAGGTCGGCCATTTCATCGACAAACCACGGCGAATTGATGTCCACGAATTGGTCGCGCAGAGCCTTGAGCGCGTAATCCATCATCATTGCGCGCGCCCAGGAATTCGCGAACCAACCGATCTTGTTGGCCTTTGCAGCTTGCACTCTCTTATTGTCGAATCGTACCCAAATATGGAAGTTGGTCCATCCCCGTTTACGGAGTTCCCATTGCGTCGATTCGCCATTCTTCAGACAGTCGATCACCATTTTGGCCTGCCGGCGGTGTCCATCCACGTTCGTCGAGTAGAGTGAGCCTATCGCCATGCAGATGGACCACAGATCGAACGCATTGACGTAGGGATTTACAAACTCCCCGACCTGGGCGTCGTTTCGCTCCAAAGTTCCCTTACGTAGAACCTCCAGGGAGCTCCGATCGAGGCCAACTCCGTCTCCGGTATCGACGCCAAGGCCGTAGGACTCGTCGTCCTCGGGCATTTCCCACATGAAGTATTTTCCGTTAGGGTCGGTATTCGGATAGCCGCGAAATTTAAGCGGAACCATCTGGCACTCGAAGGGTTCGACAGAGGGGCTCCATCTGGCTCGAATATTGATAGGGGGCAGGTCATGGTCGATCTCCCTTCGATCCGGCTGCATGCGCACCGGGATCTGGTCGCCGCGCCCGACAAAGCCGAACACGGCGAGCGGTTCCCTGGTGTGCTCGCGGTAGCTTGTCAGCGTGTCCGTGTCGAACGCGGAGACGTTGGTGGACTGGAAGGCTTCGAGATCGTCCGCCGGCGTCTCGGAATAAAATTGAGGGAGTTCTTTCTTGGCCGCGTACTCCTGGCGGTTGACTTCCCACCACCACATCTGCTCGGGAGGCATCTTCCAGCCTTCGCCGAGGAAGCGGCGGAGAATATCGTCGCTCTTGGTGTAGGCGGCGGCGCGCTCGGCGTGATGGAGGGTAAGTTCGGCCGGCTCCCACTCGGCGGGAATCGGATGCGAGCGCAGCCAGGTTTCGGTGGGATAGATGTCACGACCGACAAACCAGGGCAAGAACATCGGATAGAGCTTGGCCATGCCGCTGGCCCAGTATTGCTTGGAGTATTCCCACGTCCGGTGCCACCAGTTCTTTCTCCCCTTGGCCGTCGATTCCAGAACGAGAAACATCTGAGGCGACTCGTGCATGGCGCGAAGCAGGGAAGCATCGACGAGTTCTTCGGGAGAAATAAAATCGGCAAGTTCCGAAAGGTGCGCGACCGTAGGCGTGTCGCCGCGGGCGATGCCAGTAAACTGCGAGCCGTGCTGGATGGAAACACCAGAGTTCATCTCTCCGAATTCGATCAGCTCGCCGGCATTATAGGAAGTCTGCACCGGCAGCATCCACCAAGGCATGTTCTGCCAGCCGCGCTCCATCATTTCGGCCATCTTCGCCGATTTGGCCGGATCGGACGAGGCCACGACGGCGTTCACCTGTCTGTAAAACTGGACGCGGTGCGCGACGGCCGCTTCGGTGACGGTCGAGACACCGAGCTGGCGCGCCTTGAGTTCCTGAATCGAGATGGCGCGTTCCTGCTCTTCGAGCGTTCCCCAAATATCGACGACGATGTTTTGAGCGACATTGGGCTCGAAGCGAACGAGCTTTCCCGACCAGTTGCGGATGAAGAAATAGCGCGTGATGTAGTAGCGGAAATCCAGCTTGCAGAGGAAGCGCTCGTTCAGGCACCACTCCATTTCCTGCGTGGTGAGCGCGCGAATCAGGCGTCCATCCTCTCCAAGCAATTCGTTCAGGCGGCGATTCTGTTGGGATACCTCGTGGACGGTGTGCGGGGTGAGTTCGTGGCCTAGTTTCTTCGAGGCGGCCTTGATCTTCTCGGCGGTTACTTTGGGGGAATACACTATTCGTCTTCCAACTCGGTCATCGTGCGCTCGAAGGTCGGCAGTCCGCGCTCGGCGTTCGCGTCGGACTCGGAATTAGCCTTGGCCGCCGCCTGCGCCGAGACCGAAATGTGCGAACCTACCGGGACCGGCACGAACCGCGCGTGCTTCATCAGCGCCTCACGGTCCTTGAATCCGTCCTTGCTCTTGGCGAACTTCACGGATTTTTCCACCACGTCCGGCATATTTAGCGCCGCGATCAAGTAGGTGGCGTTGTCCCTGAACTTGACAGCCGCTTCCACCACCACGCCGCAGAAGTGGCTCGGATCGATCTCGCGCGCGAGGCACAGGGATTCAATCGTCGTCACTTGCTGCGCGGGCACGCGAAGTTTTTCCCAATCCTCGACGACGCACATCAGCTCCGGCTCGATCTGCCCGGCCAGCACGGCGAGGCGCATGAACTCCTGCTTGCCGCCCTGGATGTAGCGGCAGACGGACGAGATGGGTCCAAACGGCTCGCGCTTGGCAAGCGCCTTAGAGTCCGGCTTCTCGCTGTCGTTCTTCTTCTTGCTCAAGATCGAATTCCTTCTCTGGATCGAAGACAGTTAGATTTTCGACTCCCGCCGGCGGTCCCCGCCGGACCGCAACGTCAGGATACTCGCGTTCAAGCGCGGAGGCGATACGTTCCAGCACGGCGAGTAGCCGGAGCAGCAACTTCGGCTCTATTTGCAGTGTAATTAGACTCAACTTGCCCTCATCGGATATTTCTCGACCAGAATGCTCGGGTCTTGCGGCCAGCGGCAGATGTCGGGCGTCACCCTTGAGAATTTGAATGTCGTCGCTTATTCCTTCGGCGCGTTCGCCTCGCGCTCCAGAATCTGCTGCGTTTCCTCGATGCCCGGCTTGGTGCCCGCCGCCGGCAGCACTTCCACACCGTCCGGTGCGGCCTTGGTTTTGACCGTGGCGGAGCGGGCAAAAATGTGTCCCGCTTTGTCGGCGTTGGTCTGCACAGCCGGCTCCTCGCCGGCGGAAGAAACCGCCGCCGCGCCCGGCCCAATCGACGGCGCATCGACGACCATGCGTTGGCCCCCCGGCCCTTTCACCACGCGCGTCGCCGGGATCGGCAAGTTCGCGTCGCGGCGAGCGCTGTCCGCGCTTTGTCCTGCCGGCGCCGTCACGTCACGCGTCGCTCCGATATCGACCTGCACGGGGTCGGCTTCGGGAGTTCCTTCGTAGCCGGGGGCGCGAATCTCTTTCGGGCCGATACTTACCTCGAAGTGTCCCGGCTCGTTCGGATACATATTGAAAGCGGCCTTCCAGCCCCAGGAGATGAGCGGATAAGCCGCGCTCTGGCGAAAGTGAAAATCGTTATCCAAATAGTTCTCGATTTCCTTAAGAATGATTTTCTTCAGTTCCAGTCCGTTGAGCGCATTGAACGGCCTGAGAGTGGGACTTCCCATGTATTTCTCCTATCCTCTGGATTTTTCGTTCTCCTGCAATCGCTTCACCACGGCGCGGATTTCGCGCAGCCGAATCTTGGTTGCGGCTTTGCCGCCGAGCACGTCCTGAATCGTTTGCAACTCCCAGGTGGTCAGCTTCGGACCGTCGTCGTCGGAAATCAGGGCGCACAGGCGCCGCGCTTCCTCGGTGCGCTCGTCCTCGGACTCGGGAATGGCCTTTTCCATCAGGACGAGTTCGCCCTTCTGTGTAGGATTGGTTCTCACTCCGGGTCCTCGGCAATTAGAAAATTCTTGGCTTTGTCCAGTAGCCAGTTGGCTGTTTCGATGGTGACTTCATTAGAGCCTATCATTTTTATGAAACAACTGTCCGTGTCTTTTTCCCTGCCGTAGAGAATCACCAACACATCGGTTGGATGCACCTCGGAGACGAGCTCGGTCGCCTTAATGAGCGTTTCGGTAACGTCCCCTTGAAAGAATCGGGCATCGCTCATCCAATCACTCCGACTGTAATCTCGGCCCGTTCCGGGCGCCCGTAATTTTTTTGCACACTCACGCGGCAGATTTGCGAATCGTCCTCGTAGGCCACGCCGGTCAGCGCATCCAGCACGCCACGCAAGAGTTTATCGATATCCGGTTTGGTGCCAGGATATTCAATTTTCACACTCTTGCTTGGCGGGCGAGAAAGAAAAAATAGCACGTTCACCCATAGGGCACGCGGCTTGAGCACGGGCGCGCGAAAAACCTTCATGGCACATAGCGTGACTTCCTGCCGCCAGGGTTTCAGTTTTTTGTTGTCGCTTGTGACCACGGGAAACTTCGAGCCGGGACGCAGAAACGCCTTCATCGATCCCTGTGGAACGGGCGTGCCGTAAACGGTGAACGAGATGCTCGGCACCACGTCCACCGTCCCCATCGCGAGTTGTTCGCCCTTGGCCATGTCAGGCTGCGGCTGCTTCCGCCTTCGGTTTCTTGATGCGCACCTTCACGTCTTCCTCGCCCGGTTCGAGGGTGATCTCTACTTCCTCGTAGCGATAGACGTTCAGGCCGTGCTCGTGCATCATGCGCTTGACGCGTTCCTTGAGCTTGGATTCCTGCTCGTTCAAGTCCATGCGCTCATCGCGGATTTCGGCGTACTTGCGGGCCTCTTCGTGCAGGTCCGAATACATCCGGGATTCCATTCCCGGAAGGTCGGGCTGTTTCGGGCGTGAAGGTTTCCTTTCTTTCGGAGCCTTTCTCGCTTTCTTTTCTTTTTTAGCCATTGTCGTCCTTTCGTCGAGAGTTATTCCAAAAACAGACAGGGCCGCTAACTTTCACGAAGCGAAAATTGGTTTCCGTTCTTGCTCAGGTAGCCGGCCACCTTCATTGCGGAAATGTGCTTCTGCGTTGTGCGAACGTCCCAATGCAATGCCGCGCTCATCTGCGCGGAGGTCATCGGCCCATGTTGCAGCACGTCGATAATTTCCGATTGGCGGGCGCCGAGACGTTTCTTGAGCATTTCCCAACGTGGGCTTAAACCCGAGGGATTCCCGCCTGCCTGTGACACTTGCTCCGCATCGACTCTGGAAATTTCCCCAAAAATCATCTTCAGGGCTTTGTGAAGCGGCTCGAGTTGCGCTCTCAGCGCGCGAATCGCTTGCGCGGCGTCCGAGGCGCCCTGCTTCGCTTTCACCGCTTCGTTTTTAGCGTCCTGCAATTCTTGTTCGAGTCCGGCAATCTCCCGGCGCAGTCTGGTGGCTTCATCGGCCTCGGAGCCGGCGCTAAGAAGAGGCCGCGACGACATCGGACGCCTCCCTGTGCTCCGGCAGAGCCGTGAATCCCTTCATGGCCCGTTCAAGCAAACCGGATGTCCCGTCGCGTTCCATCTGCCGCAAGGAATGGACGGTCATCCGCACAGCGTTGATATTCCACCTGGCCTCTTTGAAATTGTCGCACGGGATGCAAAAGTCCCGCGTCTTGCCGGACATCTGATTCACATAGGCGATGGCGTTCTTTTTGTGCTTGTCGAATGCGTGCCAGGTCTCGATGTCGCCGCCCTTGTCCGGGTGGAACGGCAGAGCCTTGCGCTTGAACGCCGTCTCGATTTCCTCGATGGTGGGAGCCGGATTGTCGATACCGAGGACGCTCTGCCAACTGAAATCCTCTTCTTCGCGCTTTCTGGAAAACCATACGGCAATCGAAGGGTCGGGGGCAGTTCGGAAGTCTCCCGGATCGCGCCGCGTGATCACCGGAGCGATGGCCCCGAATCGTTTCAACTCGACTTCCAGCGCCTCAATCGTCTGACGCTCCGTTTTCTTCCAGCCTGGCCGCAACTTGCGGTCTCCCAACGGAATTCGCCTCCAACCTTCCGGCCAAACCAATGGATACGTTTCTTTCATTGCTTCCCTCCCTTTCAAATCACGGCTCTTCTCATCGCAGAAACTCCGGGTTGTCCTTGAACAGAGCGAACAGCCCTTGCGACAGTCCGCTCACTTCATGCTCGTCCAGGTCCAAGCTTAAATGATCGGAAATAATGTGAATCGCTTCGTGCAGCACCGTGGCATCGTCCACGCTTTTTTCGAGCCCGCGCAAGACTCGAATCAGCCCACCATCCGCGTTGGACTCTCCCACTTTCTCGCCGAGCGCCCAGGTCGAATCGACCCGCTCAATGTCAACCCTGTGCCCCAGGATTCGCAGCGAATTTATCCGAACAGCTTCCCGCTTTCTGGATCGGGTGCTTTTTTCTTTTCGGGGCGTTTGAACTCGCCGGCTCGCGGGCACGTTTCCCAATGGGACACGTACACCGGCTTGGCTTCGAGGAGCGTCAATTCGAGCGGCTCGATTTTTCC